CCGGATGAGGGCGCCGTAGCGGGCTACGGCAACTGAATTCGGGTGAAATATCCCGACTCTTTCCAGAGCAGACCCGGTGCTATTGACGTATAAGTCTCACTTGCTCCAATCGTCACCATGTTCAGACTATCCTCGGGTTCCAGATAAAATCCTTTGATACGCACACTATCCGGCAAACTGTTCACCTTAAGAAATCCGGCTGCTCCACTTAGGAATAACATAAATATCAGGACAAAGCAACTTAGTTTTAAAATTCATATTTTCGTACATTTATAAAACTTTTGTTTGTATTATTTTTAAAAAATAAAAACAAGTGGTACGAAAGTGTACCACACATCAACTACATTAGTTGAAAAAGTTTAGAAAATGTGATTTACTGGAATAGAAGAGGTGATTTCATGCAATTCGGACGCACAAAAATCAAAACAGACGTTAGAAAAGTCAATAGGAACAATGTTTTGAGCGTGCTTGCCGATGCGCTGACAGCTCATAATGCAAATCGAGCAGATATTGATTACCTTTATCGGTATTTCAAGGGAGATCAGCCTGTTTTAGCGAGAGAAAAGGAAATTCGCCCTGAAATCTGCAATAAAATCGTAGAGAACATCGCAAACGAGATTGTCTCTTTCAAAACCGGGTACCTTTTGGGCGAGCCGATTCAGTATGTTTCCCGATCCGATTACGACACCAGCAAAGAGGTTGGGGAACTCAACGACATCATGGAGCTCTGCAACAAGCCTTGTGTTGACAACGACATTGCAGAATGGCTCTATATCTGTGGTGTTGGGCATCGACTTATTTTACCGAACAGCGACACACTGATCTCTAAAGCAGTTCCGGCTCTTTCTAAGGGAGTGAAACCAGACCTCGGTGACGAATCGCCCTTCTCCATCTACTGTCTCGACCCAAGAAGCTCTTTTATTGTGCATTACTCCGGGATCGGCGAAAAGCCGGTCATGGGCGTAAAGTATGTGAAGAAAGACGATTTGGACGTCGTGTATAGCGTTTGGACGGAGACCGAGTATTTCGAAATTGCCGGGAATGAGCTGACCGGCGGCGAGCGGATCGTAAAAGAAACGCCAAACACCATTGGAAGCATCCCGGTCATCGAGTATACGCTCAACAATTCCAGACAGGGCGCATTTGAAATCGTGCTTCCTCTTCTGGATGCGATCAATGACACTCAGAGCGATCGCGTAGACGGCGTAGATCAGTTTATTCAGTCCCTTATGGTGCTCTACAATGCCGAGATCGATGAAGACAAGGCGAAGAATCTTCGGGATGCGGGCCTTATTATCCTGAAATCGTTCGGAGATAACAAGGCCGATATCAAGATTCTCAATGAGCAGCTTAACCAGACGCAGACGCAGACCCTGATTGATGACCTCTATCAAAAGGTTCTGGAAATCGTCGGTATGCCGAACAGAAACGGCGGCACATCTACAAGCGATACGGGCGCTGCGGTTATTGTAAGAGACGGATGGTCTACCGCTGAAGCGAGAGCGAAGTCCGACGAGGCTAACTTCAAACGCTCCGAGAGAGAGTTCCTGAAAGTCGCACTGTCTATTATTCGCAGGGCTGTCGGGACAGAGCTTCTTCTGAAGGACGTAGACATCAAGTTTACCCGCCACAACTACGATAATATCCAGAGCAAGGCACAGGTCCTTGTTTCTATGCTTAATAACTCGCATATTCACCCTGCACTCGCGTTTGAACACTGCGGTATGTTCAGCGATCCGCAGTCCGCTTTCAATATGTCTGAGAATTACTATCAGGAGCAGATGCAGAAATGGGAGCCGGTAGATATCAATGACGATTTACAGCAGACTGGATAAGCTACTCCCGGGAACGAAAAAGGCACTTCGAAGAGAGTTCAATCGGCTCTCTGTCATGGGATTCGATGAATTGAACATTCTGAACACCAAAAAGGTCACGAAAGAGCTTTTTGAGCGTCTTGTTTCCAGAAATCAGAAAATGTATCTCGATAGCGGGTACTTTGCGTATCGATTTGCATTTGAAAGAGCTGAAGAACAAGGTTTTCGCGGGGAAAAGCGAAAAATAGACAATATTTGGGTTCAAGAATACCTGGAATCATACAATCCTATTACAAGGTATATCTACGATCAGGAGACAGACCGCCGTAGGATGCGGCTGAATGAAACCATCTTGACGGATCGTGCCTTTAACAGCCGGGAGGATTTTCAGGCTGACTTGCGAAAAGCTGCGTCTTATTGGTGGAGACAAACCACACAGTACGGAATCGGCATTTGCGATCAGGCAATGCTGGACGCCTATATTGATTCCGGCGTTCAGAAGGTCGTTTGGCGCACAATGGAAGACGGAAGAGTTTGCGATGACTGCGATGTGCGGGACGGCGTCGTATACGACGTCAATAAAGTTCCGCCAAAGGAACACTACGGGTGCAGATGTGTCCTGCTCCCGGTTGGGAGGCGCGATTGATTGCTGAATAGAGAGGTTATCGAAGTTGTCGAAGCGATTCTAAAAAATGGAGGAATTGCCGAGATCAAGGAAGAGCGGGCCGGAATCGTCGTTGTAGATGTTTCCAGAAAGGTAAAATACCGGCCTGAGAAAAAGTGAATATCGTCCTATTGATAAGGTGATGTTCAATAGAAGCGACAAGGTACGGTCGGCAAGAGATTTTTTCTCTTGCTGGCCGTTTTTTGTTTGTGCGGAGATGCACATTAAAAAGCCCAGAAAAGACGGAGACGTCTATAAGCCCAAAATAGCTGAGAGAACAGCGATAAAAACCCAAAGGAGAAAAATTATGAAAATTGACACCAGTAAAATTCCTAATTTCGACTCGCTCCCGGAAGAAGCGAGAAACGCCATTCTCGGAATGGAGTTTTCCGATCCTGTAGATATGGCACAGTTCGTCTCAAAAGCTACCTTCGACAAGAAGGCATCCGAAGCTGCTGATCTGGCGAAGCAGCTCAAGGCGAAGATGACGGACGATGAGGCAAAGGAGGCCGAGCGGGCCGAAAATGAGCGGAAAATCATGGAAGAACTTGAAACCCTTCGGAAAGAAAAACAGATTTCTGAGTACACTTCCAGATATTTGACGCTCGGCTATGATGCGACGTTGGCGGCAGATACGGCAAAGGCATTTTCCGATGGGAATATGGACACTGTTTTTGCAAATCATCAGAAGCACCTTGACGCTGTCAAAAAAGCCGCTGCCGCTGAAAGCCTTGCCAAAAATAACGACCTGCCTGCCGGGAAGGACACTGGTGGCATGACAATCGAAAAATTCCGCAAGATGACGCCGCAGGAACGGTACGATTTTTCGGAAAAACACCCTGAAGAATATAAAACACTATATGGAGGTAACTAAAATTGGCAAATAAAGTTTACGAGAATTTCTATCTTTCCAATGAGATCGAAGATCAGTACAACTCTCACCTCGATCTTACCCAGTTTTGCACTGTAGACAATAATCTCGTCGGCACTCCCGGCATGAAGCGCATGATCAACGTCTACAGTGCTACAGATGGCACCGAAAAGCTTGCCATGACGAAGGGCAACACTCAGACGATCGAAGTTTCCTTTACTCAGAAGGAATATGAGATCCTGCTTGCGCAGAACCGTTTCGCCTACTACGACGAAGAAGCCATGAAGGACCCGATGACCGTTCCTGTCGGAACTCGCCGAATGGGTACCGGCCTGTTCAATACGGTCAATGCGGATGTCTACGCAGAATACGCGAAGGCGACCAAAGTTGTTGTTGTGTCCAAGCTGGACTTTGCGGCCTTCGCCGACGCGCAGGCTATGCTCAATCTCGAAAATCTCGAAGATGTCACCATCTTTGCTTTTGTCTCCCCGACTGATGTTGCAGAACTCCGCAAGGAACTGAAAGATACTCTTCAGTATGTCGAGGCGTTCGCAAAGAACGGATATATCGGCACCGTCGCTGGCGTCAACATTTACACCAAGAAGGATGCGACAAGCGGCTCTATCTACATGGCGACCAAAGAAGCGGTCACGCTGTTCAACAAGAAGGGCACTGAAGTTGAGCAGGAGCGTGACGGCAACACCAGAAAGAACACGATCTACTCCCGCAAGTACTATCTGGCAGCGCTCACCGACGAGACGAAGGACATCAAGATTTTCAAGGGTACTGCTACGGCTGCGACTGAAACTACGCCGAGTTCCGGCAAAACCTATTATGAAAAGTCCGGCTCCGGCTATGTGAAGGTCACTCCGGCATCCAGTGACAGCCCGAAGGACAAGGGCTGGTACACCATCGCGTGATAAGGGGGGTACGCATCGTGACATTCGACGAGAAAGTCAATCGGATTCAGCTTCTTTTGAATAAGACCGACGAAGAGGAACTGATCGGTGCGTACCTCGACATGGCTGAAAGTGAGATCCTGTCATGGTCTGGCGCTGAAAGTATTTCTCCTGTGTACGATACAGTCCAGATCATGGCAGTTCTCGCGGGGTACAACATGATTGGCGCAGAGAACCAGACCTCGCATACGGAAAACAACATTTCCAGAGCCTTCAAGTACTCAGATATGCTCGACTATATCAGAAACAACGTCTTTGCAAAGGCGGTGGTCTATTGAGATCTCTGAACCGCAATAAAACGGATTTCTGGTATGCGAACTATCAGAGAAAAGAAGAAATTCTGAAGAACGGGAAACGGACCGGCCAGTACAAGGTTTTGTACTACAACCCGGTTAAGATCTCGGAAAATCTTTCAGCAGCAAGGGGTTCTCTCGACAATGAGCTTTTTGGAATCCAGACAGACTACGACAGGACAATAACGTCCTGTAACCGTGATTTTGACATTTCCGAATCATCGGTTCTCTGGATCGAAAAAACGCCGGAAGTCGCCTCTGACGGCTCGACAGATACTCCGTGGGATTACGTTGTAGTGAAAGTTGCAAGGTCTATCAATAGCGTTACTGTTGCAATTCGGAAAGTGTCTGTGCAATGAAGAAGATCGAGTTTGAGCTGAATTCCCATTCCATCAACCGAGCGATCAAGCAGATTCGCAAGTTGGATGCAGAGTGGGACAGGAAAATAGACACTCTTCTTCAAAGGCTGGCATCGATTGGAGCCACAAAAGCCTCTCTCGACTTCTCAAGGGCGGTCTATACGGGAGACAATGACGTTTCCGTCTCTGTGGAACCGATTGAGAACGGCTATTCCATCATCGCATCCGGTGAAGCCGTTCTCTTCATTGAGTTCGGGTCAGGCGTAACCTACGGTTACGGTCATCCGGCTCCAATGGAGTACGGACCCGGCACATATCCCGGTGAAGGGCACTGGAATGACCCAAAAGGCTGGTATCTCCCGAAAGAGAAGGGCGGTACCCATACCTACGGTAATCCGCCGTCTGCGACGATGTACCACACAGCAAAGGATCTCCGGCAGGAGGTTTTGAGAATCGCAAGGGAGGTATTCAATGGTTCCTGATATTGAAGCCGATGTCTTTGACGCAATCGCAGGAATTTTGACGGAAAAGTACGACGGCATTTCTATCTACAGCGAATACGTTCATGTTCCAGAGAGTTTTCCGTCTGTGAGCGTGATCGAAGAAGATAATAGCTCGTTTCTCCCGGCTTTGGATTCCGAAGGGTCGCACCACTCGCAGCTCATGTACGACGTGAATGTCTACAGCAACCTTTCCTCTGGAAAGAAAGAACAGGTAAAAGAAATCATGCAGACGATCGACGAGAAAATGCAGGCGCTCGGTTTTGTCAGGTTGAGCAGACAGCCCTTGACGCTTCCAAACGCTGAAACTTCTATTTACAGAATGGAGGCACGTTATCGGACGGTCGTAGACGAAAATAAACGACTTCTAAGGAGGTAAAACATGGCAATTGAACTCAGTACTGCCGGTATTCTGCTCGGCTATGCTGTCGAACAGACCGCAGGGACGAAGCCCACTGCGTTTACGCAGATCAAGGGTGCAAAGAGCCTCCCGGATTTCAACCCGGAACCCTCTACCCTTGAAACTACTCCGCTCGAAGCTACGGAGTGGAAGACCTACATTGACGGCCTGAAAGACCCCGGTGGCGCGCTGAGCGTTACGTTTAACATGACGGAAGATCTTCAGACCACGTGGGACGCAATCGTCGAAGCGTACAAGACTGCTGCCGAGGCTGGTAAGAAGACTTGGTGGGAGTTCTACATTCCCGGCCTGACTAAGGCGTTCTTCTTTACCGGCAACCCGTCTCCGCTCGGTTTTGCCGGAGCTGAAGTTGACAGCGTTCTCGAAAACACTGCCTATATCACGCCGAACGGGAATATCGGATGGGCAACGGCTGTGAAGCCGACTGCCGTTTAATCTGAAAGAGAAGGAGCATCGAGTATGAAGAAGGAAATCATCATCAACGGCCACGCCTATCCTACGAAGGAGATCACGTTCAATACGGTCTGCCAGTTTGAGGACATGGGAATCCCGATGGCCGAAATCGAAGAGAAGTCTATCATGTTTATTCGAGCCTATGCGGCTATGTGCATGGGCAAGAAAGCAGATCAGGCGGGCGAAGAGATCGAGAAGCATATCATCAACGGCGGCAGCATGGACGATATTGCGGAAGTGCTGAAGGAGGCCGTGGAGGAAAGCGGTTTTTTTCAAGCTCTCTCCAAGAGAGCGGCGGAGACGGACAGCCAGAGCGAGACGGAAGCGAAATAAAAAAATACAGGTCCTTCCGTGAAGAATGTATTGCGGCGTACCTTCCGCAAAGTCTTGTAATAGGCATCAGCGAAGCGGGGTTCTGGAATATGAACCCCGCCAAGATGAAGCCTTACATAGAAGCAGACAGGTTGCGCCTTGAGAGCAGGAATTATGAACTCTGGCTCCAAGGTGTTTATTTTTACGATGCTCTTTCCATTGCCCTCTCTAATGCTTTTGCCTCGAAAGGGAAAAAGCCTATGGAATATCCGAGTAAACCCCGGAAGATCACACGGGAGGCGCCGGACGAGAAGAAAGAGAGAGCTGAGCGGGAACGCCAAAAGGCGATCATGTTCTTCAAGGCAATGGAACGGAAATACAAAGCAAAGTGTGGTGATTAAATGCCGACAGTTGAAACCCTTGAAATCGAGGTCAAGAAAAGTGCATCTGATGCTTCCAGCGGTATAGAGGGCCTTATCGGTACCCTTAATCGGCTCAAACAGGCCGCAAGTGGCGGCGCTGGCCTTGCCTCGGCTGTCCGGCAGATCAGAAGGATTGGAGAGGCTATCACCGGCGTAAGCGATGCTGGAAGCGGCCTTGACGGCACTATCCGTAGATTGGAAAGTATTGCTTCAATCGACTTTTCAAATCTCAAGGGCGCCGCAAAGGATATTGACAGTATCGCCAACATCGGCGCAGTCCCGCGTACTAGTGGGCAAACTCAGATGGCCCCAACAATCCCGACGGGGGAATCTAAAGATTCGGATGTTCAAAAAACATCGGAGGCGGTAGAAGAATCCGGTAACGCCGCGAGATCGTCTGTTGCCGACTTCAAGGTTTTTTCCGCTGGGCTGAATACGCTTGTGATCGGTGCTGCCAAAAGAGCGACAGCGCCAATCAGAAATCTCGGAAGCCAGTTTGTAAATCTTGCAAAATCAATCGGAAGAATCGCACTGTATCGCGCTGTACGCAGCGCAATCAAGAATATTTCTTCCGCAGCTAGAGAGGGCATTCAGAATCTCGTCCGCTATAGTGCCGCGATGAACAGCACCGACGCTGCCAATGCGAACCGGACGATGTCCGAATATGCTTCGACGCTTCAACAGGTCAAAAATTCCATTGGCGCTGCGGTCATGCCGGTGTTGACTGCACTTCTCCCCCTAATCAATACGATTGCAAGCGCGTTTATCACCGCTGCAAATGCAATCAATATGTTCTTCCAAGCACTACAGGGCAAAGGTACATTCACAAAGGCAAAGAAAAATTCTGTGGACTATGCCAAGAGCCTCAATACGGCGTCGGGCGCAGCTAAAGAGCTTCAGAAGACGCTTCTCGGTTTTGACGAGATCAACCGCTTAAACGATAAAAACTCTGGCGGAGGTGGCGGCGCTTCTGGTGTTGACTACAGCGACATGTTCGAAGAGGCACAGGTCAGCGATAAGGTCAAGAAAATTGCTGAATGGACAAAGAAAACTATTGATAAGATCAAGGATTTTTTGACCTCGGCAATTGGCATTTTGACAACCGCGCTTGGCCTGTTTGTCATCGGCGCAATTCTGGCGTTTTCCGGTGCGAATATTCCCCTCGGCCTCGGGATGATGGTTCTTGGCGGCGTTCTATTTGCGAAAGAGATTGCGGCAAAGTGGGGTTCTTTGAGTGAAGAAGTAAAGGACTCTATCATGAAGATCATGGTAATCGTAGGTGGAGCAGTATTCGCAATCGGTGCAATTCTTGCTTTCTCCGGTGCGAATATTCCTCTCGGTATTGGTCTTATGCTTACAGGTGCAGCAATTCTCGGAACGGCTGCGAAGCTGGACTGGAACCGGCTGAAAAAGTCACTTCAGGGGACCATCGGAATTATCACCGCAGCTGTGTCTACCGCATTTCTCGCGCTCGGCGCAGTCCTAACATTCTCGGGCGCGAATGTTCCTCTTGGGATTGGGCTTATGATCGTCGGCGCGGCCGGGTTGGCCGCAACGGTCGTCGCAAATTGGGATTCTATCAGCCAGTTTTGCAAGAAAGCCCTCGAAAGTGCGAAGCGCGTAATCGTCAGCGTTGGTTATCTTGCGCTCGGCGTTCTCCTTTGCTGTACAATCGCCAATTTGCCGCTTGGTATTGGCCTTATCGAAGAAGGCGCAAAGTCCCTCGCCGAAAAGAGAACCCCTGTTTGGGACAATGTATCTACAAATGCGAAGAAAGTATTTGACGATGTTAAGAGAATCGCCAAAAGCACCGGAATGATCGCACTCGGCGTTTTGCTGTGTTTTACCGGCGTCGGGCTTCCGCTTGGACTCGGAATGCTTATCGAAGGCGGGGCTTCTCTTGCGCAAAGCAAAGAACCAGATTGGAACAGTGTATTTACTCCGATTAAAAATGCTTGGTCTACCATTTCAAACTGGTGGACCACAAATGTTCAGCCGACTATCGACAACTGGAAGAATAAGATCAGCAACATTTTTTCTGGAGCGAACAGCGTTTCGGTATCTGGTGGAGGAGGGAATGGTCGTTCTGGTGGCTTTGGGAAGGTTTCTCTGAAAGCAAACGGAGGGTTTGTTTCCTCTGGCGAATTGTTTGCTGCACGCGAGAGCGGGCCTGAAATGGTTGGCACCATCGGCGGCCGGACGGCTGTTGCAAACAACGATCAGATTGTTGAAGCTGTGTCTGCCGGTGTAGCAAGAGCGGTTGCTTCGGTTATGGGCAATATCGCGGATAGGCCGCAGAAGATTTATCTGGACGGCAAGGAAATCACTTCGAGCCAGAACCGCAGAAATCGGATGTATGGGATCGCTACGGCGAACGTGTAAGGAGGAGGGCTATGACTGTAAAAATCGGCGGCGTAGACATCGCCCCTTATATCGCTTTTCAGGGCTTCAAGTGGCAGCGAAATGATGTGGAATCCTCTGATGCTGGGCGAACACTTGACGGAGCTATGCAGAGAAACAGAGTGGCAACGAAGATCCGCTTAGACATTACTTGCCGCCCCTTGCTAGGCTCTGAAGCAGCTATTGTCCTCACGGCTATTATGCCGGTGTTCGTGACTGTGCAGTATTACGACCCTCAGCTCGGGGCAGTTACGACGAAAACTATGTATTCCAACAACAATCCCGCCTCGTTTCTTATCAAAAGAGAGAACGGGCAGGAGTATTGGGACGGTATCACATTTCCCCTCATTGAAAAGTAGGTGATGCAATGCAGACAGTTCCGGCAAAATGGAATGACATTCTTGCGGGAGACTATCAGGTTGACTTCAAGGCGGTCATAAACGGAAAAACCTATACATACGGCGAGATCAAATCTGCGCGGATCACCAAATCCATGATGGATAAGCTGACCATCGGACAGGCTACTTCGGCCATGCTGGATATGGTCTTTGAGCCGGATGGGACAATTCCCACGGCAGCGGAGATCAAGTGCTATATCCGGCTGGCGAATTACGACCCAACGATCATCATTACGGACGAGTTCTCCAATATTATTCAGACGGATGACGGCTATGTCCTTGCGGAGAGCTATTCCCAATATTCAGACTGGCTCCCGTTCGGGACGTTTTACATCGACACGCGCTCTACGGATGCTTCCGGCTGGATGACTATTACGGCCTACGACCGGATGCTCGCAGCGGAGAGGGATTTCCCTTCATCCGCTGGCTCCATGACGATGAGCGCAGCTGTGACCCACATTGCAAATCAGCTGGGAATCACAGTGGACAGTCGAAATTCAATTGCACCGTATAGCATCGATAGCCCAGTCGGTGTCTACACGATGCGTGAAGTGCTTTGCGGCATTGCGGCGGCGTCCGGTGGGAACTTCATTATCACGGAGAACAATAAACTCCGGCTGATTTCTCTTGGATCTCCGTCCACTACAGATGATGTCCCGGTGATGTCCTGCGACGTCCTCGGCGATGCAGTCACCATCAGGAAAGTCACGCTTTATCCGGATTCCGATACGCAGTATTCCTCAGGCTCTTCCGGGTATGAGATCCAGGCGGATTGCATCTACGCAACTCAAACGATATGTGATTATGTCAAGAATCGTTTGAACGGCGTCACATACCTTCCTTACAGCGCTGGGACGGCGTTCTTCAACCCTGCGTTAGAATTGGGGGACAGCATCAAACCGAACGGAAAAGCCTCTGTGCTGGCCTCTGCGGCCTTTACAGTGGGTGCTTCCATGAGCGCGGATATCGATGCGCCGATTGATACGGAGATCAACCATGAATATCCGTATCAGACGAGGACGAGAGAGGAACGTCGGACGGCACAGTCCTTTTCTGAAATCAAGAAGACCACGGAACAGATTGCTCTTTCTGTCCAGGGCAAGGTAGACAGCACACAGGTTCAGTCAGCAATCGATTTGAACCTCAACTCCCTGTCACTGAGCTATTCTGCTGGTACGAACGGCGCATCCATTACGCTCTCAAAAAACGGCGTAAGCATCACAGGGGATGTCAAGATCGGCTCTATCGATGCGAGTCAGATTCAGGTTACCAACCTGAACGCCTCGAACATTACAACCGGCTATCTGTACGGCATGGATATCGTCGGCTGTACCCTGAGAGCAACCGCCGGAGGTTATGACTACGCGCAGGTTTCCAGCGATGGAATGAGAATCTATACCGGAAGTGGGCTGAAAGCGGTACTCGGCATAAACAGCTCCTACCCTGCTCTGATTCTCGGCGATACGTCATCCGCTTATGTGGAAAAGCTCTATCGAGGCAACGGACATGAAATGTGGATTGGGGACGGCGGCATGGGAACCGGCCTTTTAATCAACTTTACGAATGGAACAGTAAAGGTGGTTAAAAATGGCGCACAAACAAACTTGTGAGGTACATATGGAAAGCATGAAAGAATCTATCAATCTGATTCGTACAGCATTGAACCGGGTGCGTGTTTCCGGACGTGAAGATTGCTATGCCATCGTAGCGATCAACAACGAACTGGACAGGATAGAAAAGACTGTGGAGAGAGCAACGGAGGGCGAAAATGGCTGATACATACAAGAAAATATCGGACTTTTCGACAGCCTCGGCGTTCGGTGATACTGACCTGATTCTTGTTTCGCAGAACGGCACGACCAGGCTTGTGACCGGTGCGATGCTCAAAACCTTTGCAAAGAACGCGGGTATCGAGGCAGCGAAGATCAACGGCGCGACGGTGGACACGTCCGGCCATCTGATTCTGACCACAACGGACGGTTCCACAATCGACGCCGGACAGGTCAACGGCGATGACGGCGTTTCCGTCACTGGCGCGAGTATCGATTCACGCTATCACCTGATTCTGACCCTTTCGAACGGGCAAACGATTGACGCAGGCTATTGTCGCGGCGCAAGTGGCGCAGGAACCGGCGATATGCAGGAGACCGAATACGACCCATCCGGAAAAGTAAAGGCCGCAGGTGGAATCCCTGACTACGTCAAGGCCACCTATACGGCGGTGACGCTCTTATCTTCCGGATGGAGCAATAAGACCTATTCCCTCGAATCGGTCTATCCGAATGCCAGTTACAACATTGTTGTAAGCGTAGCGCCGAATGCGACAGTCGCTCAGTACGACGCGTTTTCCAAGGCAAAGATCTGCGGGAGCGCAACCAGCAATATATTGACGGCGCTCGGGACTGTTCCGACGGTCAATATTCCAGTCATTGTAAAGGCGGTGAGAAAATGAGTGTAGAAGTCATGGGCGGCGGCGGAAGCGCCAACCTTCAGAGCAAATCCATTCTTCCGCCTTCTCTTCCGTACACGGCCAATCCGGACAGTGGATATGACGGCTTTTCCGCCCTGACAGTGCAGAAACCGAGCGCGCTGATTGCCTCAAATATCAAGAGCGGAGTAAGTATTTTTGGTGTCAGCGGCACATATGAAGATGATTCTGCCACTTCCGCTAAGCAAATCGTAGAGTCGTCCCCAAGTTCTTTTTCACAAACCAGCCTTACCGTACCTGTTCCATCATCCGCGAAAAAAATTAACGGGATTTCTTTTTACTTTTCGGATTCACAGGGGGGCTATGCAAGCCCCGAAACTACGGTTGCTATGGCCTGTGCTGTACTTGTCCTTGAAGCACCAGTTTCAGTTGGCCAAACCGTTACTGTTCCGACAGCGTATGAGGTATACGGTGGACATAGTTCAAACACTGGGTATGCACTGTCTATAGTTGAAAATAGCATTACGGTTGCTTTTGCAGAAGGATCTATCGTTGTAAATGCTGTCAAAGGCGCAAATTTTGGGCGAGGCTATTACACATTCGCTCTCGGTCTTGGATGACAGGAGAAGGGAGAAATAATGAGCCTAAAAATCATGCAGGGCGACCAGTACGCCATTGTATTTACTGGGACGCAGGATGGCCAACCGCTCGACCTATCCAAGATTGAGATGATCGAGTTCATCGTTGGGAAGCTGCGCAAAATCTACCCCGGCGAGGTCACGACGGACACAGACGGAAACTTCCTGTTCCCTCTGACGCAGGAGGAAACCTTTCAGTTCAAATCCGCTTCTCAGGCCGTCCAGATTCGCGTCAAATTCGCCGGCGCGGAGCCGGTGGTCATCGGCACCAGCATTGAGGGCATCCGCGTGAGCGATTCCATCAGTAAGGTGGTGCTGTGATGATCCACTTTGATATCGGCGGGAAGCCGAATATCCAATTCAACCTGCCGTCCTTGCGGGTGTCACCCGGCGGCAGTGGCGGCGGAAACGTCTCATCCGCGCAGATCAACACCATTGTAGTCCTTGACCGGGCGGAATATGACGCGCTGGCCGTCAAGGACGCAAAGACACTGTATCTGATTCGGGGGTGACGGAATGATCACAGTCGGAGAAGAGAAGCTAAAGGAGTTGTTTGTCGGTGAGATGGGCATCAAGAATGCCTGCATCGGCGAAGAACCAATCTATACCCGCCCGGGCGGATATTTATACATCGAACTGAGCGAAAAGAAAGGGGCATAACCTATGGCAAGTTTTTTCAATCTAATTCTTGATACGCTTGCGCCGTCTGGATTGACACTGAAGCTCAACAGCGGCGCGACGTATGCAACCAGCAACACCGTCACCGCAACGATCACGCTGACGGATGAAACCAAGACCGGCTACCAGATGAAGCTCTGGGGCATCAAGGCGGCTGCAACGGAAGAGGACGCATCGTGGGAAACCTTCGCGGCCAGCAAGTCTATCGTCCTGACGGAAGGAGATGGCCTGAAAACCGTACATATCAAGGTGCGGGATGACGTCGGCAACGAAACGGCTGCAGTCACAGCTTCTATCACGGTCAACACTGCGGTTCCGGTGGTCACGATCACTGGCCCCGACAAGACCAGAATCTCCAAAGTCTCCGGCTTCGACACCTGCGCGTTCTCCTTCACATCCGATGTGGACTTTGAGGAGTACACGGTGCGTGTCGTGCCGAGCACCAGCAGCCTCCACGACGCCGGTACGCAGATTCCCACCACTGGCGGTTCCAGCAACACTAGCGGCACGGCTGGCGGCTACAAGAAGGCCACGGCGATTGATGTCACCATCAAGGGCGCAGACCTTGCGACGGCATCCTCCGGCGACGGCACGAAGATCATCAAGGTCTTTGTCAAGAACGCCGCCGGGACTTGGAGCGTGGCATAATGGCCGCGCCGGGACTGACGTTCACCATCACGGGGAATAAGATTTCGGCAGTCTCCGGGTACGATTCCATCACCGTCAAGTTCTCGTCGGACATCGCGTATCAGGCATTCGAATGCCGCGCGACGAAAACCGGCGAGGACTGGGGGCGAGGGAAAGGGGCGCTCATTGCGTCCTTTTCCCAGACCCCGGCGGGGACGGAGCGAACCTTTGAGGTCTACGACGATTTTCTCCTGAGTGGTGACGGAGAATACAGAATTTCTCTATACGCACAGGGCGCGGATGGAAGTTGGAACGATAACTATGGTTTTGTGCCGTCTGGCACGACAAAGACCATGCTGACGGCAGACGGCAAGGAATTTCTCTGCATGAAGGAGTGATTTTATGGCAGACCAGTACAACAGTGCGCACACTGGCGCAGAGATCGATCAGGCGGTGTCTGACGTTCAGAATAACAAGGCCGCATGGAGCAGTAAACCGCAACCTTCCGCCACCACCCCGAAAGCACCTGGTACGGCGTCGGCTGGTTCGGAAAGCGCGTATGCCAGAGGGGATCATGTGCATCCGAAGCAGACGGTGACCAAGTCGGACGTTGGCCTCGGGAATGTGGACAACGTATCGATCAACGCCAGGTTGAACCGCACGACGAATGTCAATGCGTCGGACACGAACTATGGGACGTATATGGCGCGGGGAGAGGCTTTATTTTCGGCGGAAACTACCCCAACAGTCAACGGGTGTATTGCGTGGCAATACGGATAAGGCGGTGATTCTATGGGACAAAAGGTAGAAGTCGGCGGAACTGTATATGATCTCAAGGCAGGGAAATGTCTTGTTGGCGGAACTGCATACGCTTTAAAGAAGGGGCGGACGCTGATTGGTGGGACGGGATATGACATAAAGATCAGTGGAGATGTGTTGGTCGTTATCATAGAAGGTGTGCAGGATAATACCGCCTCGGATGTGTATATTGATGGTACAAATATCACAGGATCAAAGACGCTTGAAGTAAATCGTAGCTCTCAAGTCGAACTCCACGCAAGTTACAATGCAGGCGTAACCATAAACGAGCAAAGATTAAAATCTCCTATGAATGATGCCGTAGTATTTGATCTTATGCAGTATGTAACAAACGAAACAACCAAAATGACAATCAGCGTTGCAATAGTTCCAGGTGCGGGATTTCCGTGGTATACAATTACAACGACATAAAGGAGATGAACAAATGAGTACATCCGTTATTATTCATGAAGTGGAATACCCGGTCATTGAGATCAACGGCATGTTTAAAAACCCGAGCTGGGACAGTCGGGACACAAAGGCGATCCACCTGTCCATGACGCACGCACAGGCGGTGAGCCTGTTTGTGGATGGTCTCGCGTGGAGTATCAAGCAAGTCAACACCTATCCGGTTTTTGATGATAAGGGCCAGCCTACGGGCGAAACAAAAACCGAGACACAGACCTTTGATAACTCGGATTATTCGGTCGCCGGGAGCATCACGGACAACCGGGATGGAACCGTAACGTGCATGATGGGCAAGCCGACAGAGACAGAAACGCTACGAGCGGAGAAGGCCGACGCGGAACTGGCGGCGAAAATTTTACTTGGGGAGGCGAAATGATGACCTACACAGAAAGGGCCAGAGCACTACGGCCCTACATTGAAAAAGCGTCTGTGAGCCTAGCGGATGAAGATGCGCTGCAAGCAGTGGAGCTGTTTTCTCATTGGGTAACAGGCCGTGCTTATGCGGTCGATGAGCGGCTGCAATATAAGAATGTGCTATATCGCGTGATTCAGGCGCATACTTCACAAGCGGATTGGACACCGGATATTACACCGGCGCTGTTCGTAGTCGTTTCACTGGATGAATGGCCGGAATTTGTACAGCCTACTGGTGCGCACGACGCCTACAAGAAGGGCGACAAGGTTACGTTCAATGGGAAGCACTATATCAGTCTGATCGACGCGAACGTGTATTCACCCACAGCATATCCGGCTGGTTGGCAGGAACAGGAATAAAAATACCGGGAAAGGAAGTAAGAGATGGATGATGGAATTCAGGCAAAGATCGCCGAAATTGAGGCCCGCAGCAAGAGCAACACGCACCGCATCAACGACCTAGAGGAGGACAACCGGGCGCTACATCAGCTGGCGACCTCGGTAGAGGTGCTGGCGACGAAGCAGGAGACAATCGAGGCCAATATTAGCGAGATCAAGGACGACGTGAAGAGCCTCAAGGCCGTTCCGGGCGGGAAATGGGAGGCGCTGGTCAAGGCGGTCGTGACGGCCATTGTGGGGGCGCTGGTCGGCTTCGCGCTGGCTCATGCGGGGATCGTGTGATGGAGACTTCAAAGAAGCTGCTGATCGGCAGCGCGGCGGCAAGCGTCGTTTGCATTAGCCTGAATGTGCTCGGCGTGCTGAGTGTGGAGGTCACGTTGGCAGTCATCGGATTTGCGACGGCGATTGGGATGTTTTACCTGTGGAAGGCCAAGAACGAGAACCGCAGCAAATACGCAATCAAGTACATCGAGAGCTTGCCGGAAACATATACGGCGGAGGAAAAGGCACGGTTTTTGGAGATCGTGCTGAAGGACTGAAAGGAGAAAACTATGGACTACACAGAAATCATTTCGGCGGTGATTGCGCTGATCTCGGCACTGGTATCGGCGTTCTTGATCCCGTGGATCAAGGAGCGCGTCGGCGCGGACAAGCTCAAAAAGTGGCAGGCGTATGTGGAGATCGCGGTCAAGGCGGCGGAGCAGCTCTACAATGCCAACGAGGGCGCGGAGAAAAAGGCGTATGTGCTGCACTACCTTGCCGAGAGAGGAATCAAGTTTGATTCTGATACCGTGGATAAAATGATTGAATCTGCGGTGCTGACGCTCCACCATGAGCTTTATGGAGGCGCAAATGGCACTGAAAATTAACGATACCATCCGGGCAACGAGAGTGGGCGGCAGGCGTCCGCTCTCGGCCATCCGGGCCATCGTGTTCCACTACACGGCCAACACCGGGAGCAATGCAACGGCGCTCGGCAATGCCAGGTATTTTGCGAACGGCTCCGAGGGACGCGCTGCTTCGGCCCATTTCGTGGTCGACGAGGGCGATACCGTTTACCAGTGTGTGCCGCTGGATGTGGTGGCGTGGGCGGTTGGCGACGGCCAGAGCGGTAAATACGGAAAGGTGTACGGCAACTACAACACCGTCAGTATCGAGATGGTGAGCCACACGGACGCTTCCGGCAGGTATTTTATTCCGGAGGCGACGATGCGCAATGCCGCGCGGCTTTATCAAATGCTGCTGAAGCAGCTTCCGACCGTGCAGGCGGCAATCCGGCATTACGATATCAGCGGCAAGCTCTGCCCGCAGCCGCTGATCGATGAGAAGAAATGGGCTGATTTTAAGAAACTCCTGGAGGAGGTGGACGAAGTGGTCACAAAAGCAAAGATGATCATTGACGGCAAGGAGATCGAGGTTGAACGGATATTAAAGGATGGCACGAATTATATTAAAATTCGCGACATCGCAAAGGCGCTGGATCTCGAAGTTAGCAATAAAGGGAACATTCCGATCCTGAGTCATAAGCAGTAGCGCCCCGTGTGCCGCGCCACCCGGATTGGAGGTGGTGATGATCAGCGCGAGGGTGCGGATTCCGGATGACTTGACCGGCCTGCTGCAAGGCGAGTGGGAGCAGATCATATCTCAGGCAGGCTACAGCGAGCAGGACGCGGAGATCGTCCGGCGCTATGTCGTTGGCAAGACGCCGCAAATTGACATCGCGGTGGAGCTGGACATGGCGCGGAGCACGATCACCCGCAGACTGCCGCAGATCTACGCACGAGCGCGGCACACGGCAGCAAAGCTGCAAATGATAAAAAACTAAATGATGCACACTAGATATTGAGCAAAACAAACGCCCCGGCAGGAGAAATCCTGTCGGGGGGTTTTGTTACATATACAAAATCTCGGACACAAGCTCGAAATTCTTTCGGACTCCACCGTTACCGTCACCCTCCATTGACACGCAACGCCAAAGACGATCATCTCTTACAAGGCAATCGCCAATTCCTAGGCACGGAATAGCATCTTCGTTTGGAACCAAAGTATCACGCCATATCGGAGTATCAACTACGCCGATTTGATACCCAAGCAATTTCCTGCGCTTGCAATCCTGCGCAAAATCCAATGTCAGTTCCCCGCGCAGATTTGTGGCCAACCGCTCCCAATCCGGCTGGGTGACAACTATTATCGCCCGATTACTGGTGTAAAGACTGCTCGGCATATCCTCTGGCAACGCGCGTATCAGATCAAATAAATATTCCGCTCCGGTCATGTTTTACCCTCCTTACGATCATTCAGATAGTCATTGATCCAGCCTCGGATCAGCTCATTCGGCGTGGTGCCGCTGGACTTTGCGGCGGCCTTAAAGTCATCCGCGATCTCCCGCTTGATCTTACAGGAGATCACGGACATATTTTCTGCGTCCCATTTGTTGCGGGCGCGGCGCTGGGTGTCAGTTGGCATAGTAGTATACCTCCCGCGCGCAGATATCTGCAGCGTCTAGCGCCGCAAGCATGAGGTCGGCGGCGTTGACGCCAAGGACGCCGGAGAAGGACGCAAGGACCGCGTCGATCTCATCCGGGGCGTCGATGGACGCGTCGGCCATCGTACCGCCGACAAAGCGCCAGTAATAACCGTCGGCAATCACGTCGACGTAGTACCGCGAGCCGAAGTCGCCGCAAGAGGTGTTGTCAACCTCTACGGTGACGAGCTGGCCGTTAACATCGGCCACGATGCCGCCGGCATACTGCCAGTAGCCGCCGCCATTGCTGGCGGTATCGGGATCGTATGCGGGGTTGGTTGCCCAACCCCAAGCGGATAAGATATTAACCATTTTCGTTCCTTCCTTTTTTAGTTGGCATACGCGACGACATTAATAGCAGGGATTATCCTTGCTGAGCGCCCACTCATCGCCGTACTTGGCTTCGTGGCGAGCCTCATATGCAGTGAAAAATTCCTGCTCGGTGCAAGGTGCCAGCTCCGCGTTGAGATCCTCGCGGATCTCGTCGTCCATCAGCGCAACCGCTGCATCAAAATTGATCTCCGTACCATTTTTGTTGATTACCATCATTTTAAATCCCTCCATAATTTTGGTTGATCTCTATGGGTTTATTATATACGGTAATACCGTATATGTCAAGAGGTTTTTAAAATATTTTTTACGATGCGTCAGAAATGCTGCATAAATGCGTCACTCATGCCACCTTCGTGCGTCCCTTAGAAATTTGAAATCCCTCATACTGAACGTAGGAACTGGCCAGTTCACTACATTTTTTGGAGGGAAACTCTATGGAATACGCAAGCAACGGCAAGGCCAATGCGGCCCTGACCACTGGCATCATCGGCACGGCGGGCGTCGGTCTTGGACTGCTGGGCAATCTGCTCGGCGGAGGCTGGAACGGCTGGGGTGTAAATCCGGCTGCGGTGGCTGCAGGGTGCAGCGAGAACATGCCGGTCACGCGCTATGATCTTGATCGTGAGCAGAAGCTGGCTGCGAAGGATGCAGAGATCGCGACGCTCAAGGCCAACACCTACAACGATCAGAAGTCGCTGGAGATGTACGCTTACATCGACGGCCAGCTCAAGGATATCCGCAAGTCGATCTGCGATCAGGCCGTACACAACCAGCGCACCGAGGACAGCTTCGTCCTTGCCCGTCAGGACATTGCATCGGTCAAGTCCGAGCTGCACCGCGAAATCGAGATGGAAGCCGAGCGGCGCTGCTGCGGCGACAACTCGATTGTCACTTACGCGAACGCGACCTTTTATCCCAAGCAGGTCGCCGACGTCACCACCGGCACCGCAACCACGGCGCAGACGCTCTACAATCCACTCCCGAAGTGCGGCTGCTGCAACAAGTAAATGCAAGGGGCGGCAATAGCCGCCCCGCCTTAAAATGGAGGTAAACCAATATGGTGACAATAGATCAGGCCATGCGCGGCGTGGCGCAGTATGCCGACAATGAGATCATCCCGCACCTGCCAACCGGCAAGGGAATTGGAGCCGGGATCGCGCTGGCGCTCATCATGGACGGCGGCAAGAGCCGCATCCTCGCGCTGAAAGATCACCCGGCAGTGCAGATGATGGGCATCATGGATGCAGAGGGCAACATCGACCTTGACCGGCTCTACAACGCCGCGAGGACGCGCGTGGACGGAAAGAAGATCCCACTGACCATTCCGGTCATTGGGGAGCTGCGGTTCGATGTGAACGACGTCGACCGGCTTTACAAATACATTCAGGAGGCTTGACATGGGAAAAGAGCATTATATCGAAGAACTGAAACGGCAGCTGCATGAGATCATGGAGCGCCCGGTGACGCTTGGGCGCGCGGAAGAAGTCACGGTGTACGCGGACGCCATTTGTGCGCTGCACAAACTGGACGATGACCATTTTCGTGAGTCCACGAAAATGATGGAATTCACCCGCGAGGATGCTGAAAAGTGGGTATCGCACATGGAGAACGAGGACGGCACGACCGGCGCACACTGGACGATGGAGCAGACGGATGCTGTGGCCAATATTACAGGTGTTCATGTGAAGTCCTGCGTCTGGTGGGCGGCAATGAACATGATGTACTCGGACTATTACGGCGTAGCTGCCAAGTACGGCCTAGACCGGCCGGAGTTCTACGCCGACCTCGCCAAAGCCTTCCTCATGGATAAGGACGCCGGAGGAGCGGAGGCGAAGATGGCCGGGTATTATCATGGGGTTGTAGCGAGAAAGAATTAAAATTTTGCCACGAAATTGGACACGAAAAATAAAAAGCGTTGAAAATACTAGTGTTTTAGGCAAATATAAACGGGTTCAAGTCCCGCCTCGCGCACCAATTACGAAAAACCAGCAATCGGTTGAGATTGCTGGTTTTTCTTTTATTCTCAACGGGTTTCGCCATTTTTGCAGTCTGTAATTCCATACGTTTGTCCGCACTTTCATACTGGAATATCGCAAATCTGGACGCGAATTTGGCCACGATATTTGCCACGGACTTATATGTCTTTGTCAAAAAACGAAGTGAGGGCGGAGACTGATTTTGACACATCGGATTCTGCAACATGGGTATAGATCTTTCTCATGGTCTGGTAATCTGACCATCCGCCAATTTGCATAGCAACTTTCTCAGATACGCCGAGATGGTAAGCAAGGGAGCAGAATGAATGGCGGAGACCGTGCGTTCCGATAAGCGGTAAGCTGTTCTCGGCGCAGATGCGGTTTACTTGTGACCAGATTGTGTTTGGGTTGCAAGTGACCACAAATTCCCCTGTCCTTGTCGCAGCGGTCAATAGAGATTTTAGGCGTGGGATCATGATTGGAACCGTTCGGCGGGAAGAAGCGTTCTTGTTGTCTGGCTTATTGACAAGCTTGTTTTCTGAATCGTATACACTGGAACCGCGAATGTGGATTAGTCCATTTTTCAGGTCGACATTTTCCCACTTCAGACCCATAATTTCAGAACGACGGAGCGAGTGCAGACCGAGCAGCGCGGGAATTTCACAAGGCTGTCCCTCAATAGCGTTAATGAATATATGGATCTGCTCCGGCTGCAAGAACGGGTGTTCGTTTTGAACAGGCTTTGGAAGATACACGACATATGTTTTCCCTGTTGCATATTTGATTGCGGAGGATACAAGCGCCCATGAATTCTTAATTGTTTTTGGACTTACGGATTCTGAATTGACTGCTTTCTGACAGATTGCGTCTGTTAGCTCATCGATGCGCAGATTCATTAGTTCGGGGAACCGGTTCTGCTTGATCGTTAAATATCCACGCCTCGTAGATGGCGATATCGATTTTTCGTTTGCGGAAAGGTAATTGTCAATTGCGGCGGAGACAGTGTTTTTCTCGCTTTCTTTCTTCGGCATGGTATATCCGAGCTTGCAATCTTTTGCAAGCTTTTCTGCTTCGGATTTTGTTGTGGCTGTGAACGAGCAGCGTTTTCCGTCGATCATGACGCGGCAGCGCCAAGAACCAGAGGGCAGCTTCTCCGCATCCGGTACATTTATTTTTTTCATTCTTTTCCCTTCTTCTGCTGTTTCATGTTGCGGATAATCGACCATGTGATGATAGCAACTGCGGCAACGATCATGCAGAGCACGATCCATGCCGCAGGTTGCAGTTTCCCATTTATGATAAACCCGACGTCTGAGACGCGGAAATCCAGAACGAGGTAGATCAGCAAGGTAAAGGCCATGACGGCACAGGAGCACATCAGGGTATAGATCACAGGGCGGCGCGTTTTGAGCTGCGCACGGAGAAAGTCTGCCTTTTCTTTTTGGTGCTTGACCTCTGCGTTTGCCATATCAAGAGAGCCGGACAGCTCGACAAGCTGAAGCTGCATGGCATGATTCTCGGATTCCAGCTCATGGCTTTTTTCTTCAAGCTGGTGGATCTTATCAATCAGATCTTGAGATGGCAGATGTTCAGAATTTAACATGAAATATTCATCTAATGACACGTCGAGCGCACGGCAAATATCGCCGACGAGATAGACGGACGGATTTTTTGTCGCGCCCCTGAAGAAGTTGTTCAAAGTTGAATCTGAGATGTTCGTTTTATCACATATTTCCTGATTCGTGATTTTTGGATACGCTTGATCTTTGGCCGCTTTGCAATACTCGTTTATTGTCGAATCGTGCAAGAAACGTCACTTCTTTCTAAAATATACATGATTATTCCTGAAAAATGTTAAGATTTGAACTTGAAATGTTAACTTTGAAAAGCGTACTCTGTACTTGCAAGCAAGCTCCCACTCGCTTGCGGTAAGCCGAAGCCCCGCCGCCGGGGAGATTCGACGGCGGGGTGATCTCAACCATAGGACTATGGTTGACGCCTTGACCTGTCAAGGCGTTATTCCCACCTGAGACGTTAATCGTGGTACTTCATAATGAGCTTCGGGACGGTGACATTTCCGCCAAGCACAGAGATATATGTTGTAACGCCGTCACACTCCCCATAGCAGGTGATATAGTCGCCCTCAAGGATGCGGCTCTCCCCTTCTGGCCGATTGTAAGATACATACCAGATGCCATCAGAGGTTTCAACGCGGAAGTCAACTGAATTGGTGCTGAATAAGTCAAGCGCATCCTCTGAAACCTGAATAACGGTGCCTGAAAACATCACCTTTTCACCGTCATAACTATCCGGGTTTCGCGCTACATCGTCATACGAAACTGTGACGCATTTCGAGATATAGTCTTCTCTAGAAAGTGCATCGTTGCTCGCTTCGTTTTGAATCTCTGGCGACGTAGTCGAAACTGAAGGACTCTCAAGGTTACTTGCTGCATCTTGCGCCTTCGCCTCACTATTTGGCATATCCATGATACGCTCTTGAATGATCGTCACAAGAAGCAGTGTTACAAGGATAGCAATGATGCCACCATCTGAAATCTTTTGTATGTGACGCGCGCCACAGGAAGGGCATTTCCTAGCCTGCTTGCTGATTTCGTTTCCGCAAGTGCGGCACACGTCTTTCCGGTTCTTCGCGCGGCAGTTTGGACATTTTCGCAACCTCTCGTCGAATACCTCTCCGCACATCGGACAGGTTACTTCATACACTGGCCTACGCATATCATTTTCACTCTTCTTTCTTTTCTATCATAAACCATGTCCAATAGTACGGACACTTGAAAATTATGCGCATAGAATTTTACTACGTCAATATTGTGCAAAGTGCAGGTTGACTATATAGAACAAAGGTTTTAATATTGAGAGCAGAAAACACACGAACCGGAGAGAGGAAAGGAATTGAAATGAAAAGTCGAGAAGAACGTGAACAAAAAGCTATCAGTCTCTTACTCATGCTATCAGAAAGTGAACTGGACGAGTTTATCGAGCAGTTTACACGCTCAAATGTCTCTGCAAATTGTGGAGCCATCCCAGAGGATGACGCCAAACTCGTTGGCTAATGTCTTTGCATTTGCGGTAAAAACCGAGTTTGTAGCCACGATGGCCGATGTACATCCATAATGCTGCATCCCGGAATAGACCTCTTGAATGGCCTTTACACCGACACTCTTTCCATAACGCTTGCACTGAATGGCTACATGTCCGTCCATGATAAGGTCAACGCCGTAGTCACCTGTTTTTGGCGTTAGCTGCACGGAATGGCCTTTTTTGCGAAGAAGATCGGCCACATAGTTTTCAAACTGCACACCAGTCATATTATTGATTTCTGATGGTCCAATGTCTGGCACGGCTTTAATTAGCTTTCCGCCAGATGCCATCATCACAACAAATAGTAGAAAGAGTTTAACATTGAATCCTCCAAAATCAGGAGGGTCAAGTCTAAATTTTAGTATTTGCCATACAAGGCCGCCAACTCCGCCAAATATAAATATAGCTGCAATAATGGAGAACGCAACAACATCTTTCTTCTTCATTATTTTTTAAAGAACGCCTCCAAAGCGGCCATAGCACGATCTAATTCGTCCTCAGATAATGACTTTATAAGCTCAATACCTTTGGCCTGCTTGGCCGTGAAACCATCACTTCCGGTGATGGTTTCTTTTTTTATACCCTTTTCGCCCGTCTCTCCGGTCAGATCAGCTACGGTCACGCCGAAATAGGTAGCAATTTTATATAGAGTTTCGTATGGCGGACTTTTTGCGGCCTTTGCCCATTTCCCGATAGTTCCGTTGCCGATTATGAGTTCACGTTCTATTGCGGCGATATTTGTCCCGCGTTGCGTAGCGAGCGTTTTGATGTTATTTACGATTATCTTGTTTCTTTCGTTACTCTTGTCATTCATAGCAGTAAAAACTTTCTAAAATAGAAGATTAGCTATTGACAATTAGCGAACTAGCTATTATAATATCTATCAGAGGGTAGCAAAACACCACCCCATCCTTGACAGGCTTTGAAAAACGCTATTTGTCCAGCAAGTCAATATTAGCCTAGTTTCTAATGAATGTCAAGAGTGTGGCGTGTGTTCCTCCGTAAAAAACAAAAAAATTTCTCATCTATGATGAGAAACAGAGATTTGTCTATTGACAAATCTACGACAAATTGAAAGGGGGAAGCCGAAGGTTGGTATACGACAATATCAAGCGCCTGTGTGAAAAGCGAAAAATCAGCATTTGCGTACTGGAAAAAGAGTGCGGCATTGCAAACGGCACGATTGGGAAGTGGAATCTGCGAAAGAGTTCCCCTTCTGTGGCAACGGTTCAGAAAATCGCTGATTATTTCGGTGTCACAGTCGGGTATCTGCTGAGATGAAGGAGGAATGAGAAATGCCGAAACTGGCAGTCAAGCGGGATACGGATTACCGCTTGACGGTGATGATCCGGGGCGAGATGGCTGCACAGGAGATCAGCATCGAAAAGGCGGCGGAGTATGCGGGGATGGCGAGATCGACGCTCTATGACCTGCTCAAAAGTCCGACGAGCTATTTTCCGCAAACGCTGCGGCTGATGCGGAAACTGAGTATTCCGGTCGAGGAAATGCGTGCGGCGATCAGCTACCCGTGGTAAAGGAGGGATAAGCAATCGAGATCACATTAAAGGCCGCGCGGGTGAACGCGGGGTTGACGCGGGAGCAGGTTTACCAGCAGACCGGCATTTCACAGAAGACGCTGTATAGCTGGGAAAAAGGCCTAACCTTTCCGAAGGTCAACAAATTAAACCAGCTTTGTGAGCTTTACGGTATTCCAATCGAGTATATCAAAAAGTAATTGAGCAGGATGCTGCAACACCCTGCTCAGTCGGAAGAACAATATTTATTTTTTCTTGGGTTTGGCTTGTGCTAAAGCACTGCCAGCAACACTTCTGGCAGTATAGATCGGAAGAGCACACGTCTGAAC